TGTCTATGTTAATCTGGTTGATGTGTGCAATCTCTGCGGCTAAACGCCGTGCAGTGATAGACATATCTTCCATGTCGCTAGCAGTCGCAAATGAAGAGAGGAAAGTGAGTCCAATTACTATTAGACAATTCCTCATGATACTCCTCCGAGTTATCCTATTTGGATTTTACGGGGACGCTTCTCTTCGGGGATAACAACTTTCAGATTAATGACCAGTAGGCCATCCCTAAAATCAGCTCCATTTACAACAACGTGTTCTGACAGTCTAAAGGTTCTTCGGAACTTTTTCGCAGATATTCCTTTGTGAATATATTCGCGTTCTTCCTTGGAGACATCCGCAGTGACGATCAGAATCCCTTCACGTACATTCACGTCAAGATCTTCTTTCTTGTAACCGGCGATTGCCATTTCTATTGCGAACTCTTCATCGGTATGTCGGACGACATTGTGCGGGGGATAGAGTTTCGAGTTTTCTGCTACGTCTTGTAACTTCTCAATCTCTGTCCAAACGTGGTCAAATCCAATAAAGTGCGAACGTGGGAAAGTAAATGCTTTAGATACCATAACGGTTTCTCCTTATTATTAAGCGAGGTGTTGTTAGTGTGACCCGACCATTCGGCATCACGGTGTTATTTATACGTGTGTTACGTTACTATTGGTAAAATTACTGGTAAGTTTGGATATTGTCCGTCTTCTATCCAATGCATTTCGACCTTTGTATTTCCGATCTGCACTGTATACTTCCAACTTCTTTCACTATATTCAATCATAATCATGTCTCAGCTATGTAAGTAGATGGGTCTGGATCTTGTTCTACACCAAAGGAGAACGTGACCCGAGAGTTCTCCGTGATGATCTGGTGATGCATTCCTCTAGGTATCCAGACACAATCGCCTGGAACAAATGCACGTGGTGTGTCTTCGAAGGAAGTACCTTCCACACGGATCTTTATCTCCCCCAACACTTGGACAAGGAACACATCCATTTTGTCTTTGTGCCATGGGTAACTGTCACAGTCCCTACCAAACCCAAAGAAACATATATTAGTAATAGGGTTCTTATGAAAGATCCCTTCCATCGTCGTGGCAATATATTTTGCAAACTCCGGTGATGAGGGTCTTTTGTGAGAGTTCTTCAAGAAGAATCGCATCTTCTCTTTGTGGTGATCGATTATCTCTTTCGGGTGGGTGTCGAGAAACCTTAACGCCTTATCCCACGTCCAAAGTTCTTTCTCTTCGAACTTTCCCCACGTGGGTATACGATATTCAATCTCTTTACCATCTGGTAAAGTCTTAGGGGGATCAACAATAGTATCACCCCCCACAAATGAATCTGTCATCTAGTACCAATATTATATTTGGGACACAAACTCCACTCATCTTTCTCCTTAAAACCAATGATCTTGATCTGTCGGAGGGGTGCACAGTCTGCGGCTAGGTTAGGGTCAACGATCTGAACTAATCCCCAGTCTGCCAGTAACGTTGTGATACTATTACGTCTCTGTAGATCTGACAACTCTAGATTAGATTTCTTACCGTCAAGTAAAAATAGTTCTTTGAAGTGTACTATGAAGTACCGACCCTGCTTATGTAGAATATGACAAGACTGGTACAACTTCTTCTCGCGGCGACTTGCAACGCCAATACGGGTTAAAGTTTCTCGTACTTTCAAAAAATCATCTGGTTCGTTAAGGATGATTTCTAACATATCATCCGGTGTCCATGGATTAGTTTCTTCCACCTTTATATATCCTCGCTTTTATCTCTTTAATTTGAGGAGGGGATAAAAGTGACAGAACGGACTTTGCCTTAACATTGCTATATCCATAATATTCCTTTACCGCATCCAAGTCTTCAATTTCAGACGGTTTATTCCATTTGGAGAACCGTTTTCTTTTTCTAATTATATTTAGTAAAAAATCGAATTGAAGTTTATTGTCGAGATTATAATACTGATTCATAACGTTTGCTGCTATAACAGTATCTGCGAAGTATGACAACGTGCCATTGGTAATATAGGGAAGATACTCTGCTTCCGTTTCCTTACTTACAATCAAATGTTTCTTAGAGTAATTTATCGCGGTTATATAATCGAACGGTTTATTGCTCATCGTAACCACCTTGTCTTTGGTATGCGTTTGTTTCTATTAGGTATTGTAACACATCTACATTCGCACCACAAGCCTCTCCCATCTCTTTAAGTGCACTCATGTCCTTGGGGAAACAGTGTCCACCGTAACCCGCGAAACCATCGGGGCCAGGCACTTGAGTGTGACTCTCGTTGACTCGGGGATCCGTGCAGACGGCATCTACCATGATATCAAAGTCCTCGAAACCACACTGTTCGTAGATGTGATGCATCTGGTTAAAGAACACGACTTTAGTTGCGAGGAAACAGTTCAACACATATTTTGCGAATGCCGCCTGTTGCAGACTAACGAACTTAACAGTCTTCAGATTGGGTAGTACGGGTTTGAAGAGTTCGTGCCAGAACCTCATGTGTCCACCACCATAGATCGCGAACTCACCTTCCAGAAACTCCTTGGTAGGATCTGCACCGGTGGTACCTTTGAGGAACTCAGGACAAAACGTCACATTGGGCCCACAGTTCTCTTCCAACCACATAGGGTCTGTAGTAGATTTGATCATGATCTTAGTACCATGATACTTCTCCATCACATCTTCTACATTTTTTGTGGTACACTTACCCGTCTCAGGATCCATAGGTGTCGCCACACAGATGATAACACCAACCGGAGGTTCGAGTCCCTCCGGATCATAGTCGTGTCCCTTATAGGGATCATCGATATACAAATCGACATTGGGGTGGTTCTCTAGTGCCGCAGCAGTCGCGACGCCAACAGGCCCATACCCCGCAACAATTATCTTCATTATGCTAACTCCACATTTGCCATCACTTCAGTTAAACACGCAACCATATTCAATTCATGATCAGCAACAAACGCATCCTTGTATTGGTAGTCCGCGAGGATCAGAACCAACTGGGGAATAGATTGTTGATCGATGTTCTCAAACATCTGATCATATATAGTGCGGAAGATAACAGACGAGTCTACGTCAATGTTATTAGTGACCCACTGACGCATAGTCTTGAAGTTCTTCTCCTTGAGAGACTTATACAGTGCCTCATAGGATGCATCAGTCTTGTTCAAGTTACTGATCTTGAGTTCACCACCGATAGAGGCACGTTGCAGTTCGTTAAGAATGCGTCTCCAGTCCGGTGCATGTTTCATGATGAGTTCAGCAACTCCCTGTTGATTGTCCATCTCGACCTTTTCAATCTTCAGGATATCAGTCACGCGGGCCATGAAGTCACCACACAGTGGTGCCATAGACTTCTTGTTGGTATTGAACTCATACACACCACAACGAGAGTGTAGAGGTTCGATGATACGATTCTTGAAGTTGCAGGTCATGATGAATCGACAGTTATCTGAGAACCCCTCAATGAATCCACGCGCTGAGGGTTGGGTAGCACGTGGGTTACGGTAGTCTGCCTTATCTAGGATGACAAGCTTGTATCCACCCATTAGGGACACAGACG